AGGAGGTAGAATGCCAAGTTCCATCATTCTCGTAACAACACGATTAAATTGAGTTTCATCCTTAATTGAAACTTCTTCGAACTTTGCCTGTGGGCATTTACCTTTAAATCCTAGATTTCTAAAAATTAAATCAAGTTGCGGCTGCAAGAAATCATTAAGGAATGCATTTCTCGCTTCTTTTAGTCTTTCAAAAAATACTTGAGCTTTAACTGTTGTATTTGCAAATTTTTCAGAACCAATTAAAATATTTTGCAAACCTTCTTTAATATCTTCATTAACAATTTTATATTTTTCATATCCTAATACTTTATTCATATCAGGAATCAAGAATTCTGCTTTAGTTGTGTAATCTGCGACAAGTACGCGACCAACAGATTGATTGCGCAAAAGATTTTGCATTGCTTGAATATTTTTATGATTAATTCCGCCCTTAGATGGTTCATTGCCCATCGTAATTAATAGAATAACATTCTCAATTGTGCGACAAATAGCTTGATCAATCTTTTTCATTTCAAGCTTGAAATTAATATCATCAAGAACAGGAAAACCAAAAGGAACAGCAAATGGCTCATAATCTTGCTTTTTATAAAACGAATAAATTACATCAGTTGGATTTAATTGAATTTTCAAACCATCTTGTGACCACTGACCATTCTTGATTTTATTTTGTGTTTCTTTATCTAAATTTTGAAAGACTAATTTATCATGATCATTTTTAGGATTCTGCAATCTTTCCAACTCATATTCAGAAAGAATCTTTTGATAAACAACATATTTCCAAGAACTTGTTCTATTAACTGTTAAATAGTATGGATTTAAAAGCGTGTATTGAACTGGAATTTCATTTTTAACATTATACTTAGTAGGATAATCCTTATTAATAATTAAATCTGTAGTATAAGATGATCCATCATATGAAGCATAGCTCTCAAGAATCTTAGAGAAGTCATCAATGGTAAATTTAGCATTTATTTTATAGAAGAAAACATTACCGCTTCGATAGTATTCACGAAAATACTGATCTTTTACGTTCCACATTTGAACGTATTTCATCCACTTGCTGAAAAAGTCTCTAGCTTTTTGACTACCGCCTTCTAAATAAATTTCAGCATTTGCAAATTCCGACATTATATCAATTGCATTTCTAAAAATAGCAATATTAGCATAAGCCTTTTGACATAACTCAATTGCATCGCGAATATTGTAGCCATTAATTGACATTTCAAATGGCAATAATCCTTCACGAATGTTTCCATATTTATAAATTTTAGGACCGACATAAGCTAAATTACGTCTTATTTCAGAATTACTAGTTCCACCACCTCTTTCATAACTAGCATTACTTTCTGACTGATAAAATGGATCGCCAACTAAAGAGGGCTCTGAATCATTGGTTTTTAATAATGATTCTAAAGGTAGATTGCCGTTATTGTCATCTCCTTTAGAAAACTGATTCCAATAATCAGATTTTTTTGTATATTTACGACTCATGTTATTAATAGTTACACATAGTAACTTTAAAAGTGACTTTTAACCAATAAAAAGTGGCTGAAATGTTTCCGTTACATCTTCAATATGAACCTGTTGCATATCAAAATAAATTTTACACATCCAATTTCCCAAAACTAAAGCTGAATAGCTGTCTTTTCTTGGTTTATCTGGACCAGTCTTACGTTTTAAATTAGGTGGTAAATCAAAATTCTGCAAACCTTGTGCAGATGTAGTAATTTGTATTAAAGCGCATTCTGTTTTAGTTAACAGTATCATATCAGTTAAATGTTCTACAAAATCAATCATTTTAGCTTCTTCATTTTCTTTTTCTGAATCGAGAGCATTAGAAAATTTTAAGTTATTAATATTTATTTTTTGTCTGGTTTGACTACGAAAATTATCATCAATAGCGCGACTTGCGAAATAAGTTCTTTGATGATCGAAGTTTGCTTGCAATAATTCATTAGCTAATCGAATCCAACTGGAAGTTGGTTTACGAAGTATAACATATCGATAATCAGATTTATTATATTCTGATTTTGCAGTTAATAAATTCTGTTGATATTCTTCTGGACGCTCAAATTCAGTAACTATTTGTTTTAAATTTATTTTAGCTGCTTTAAATACTTCACTTTCATTGCAAGAATTCATAAACTGAACCCCGCCGTTATAGTCCATACAAATTCCAACAACATTAAAACTATTTAAAATATATAAGAAATACTGAATATGATCTTTTAGTGATGAACCAGACAAAGCATAAGAATGAACCAATGTGCAAATTTGTTTTTCTCTATTAATTTTTAAAACTTGAATAGCGAAATCATCAGACGACTCTGTTTCAGACCAAGATGGGTCAACGGAAACGATATACTCATCTTCGGGCTTACCGACTACTTCAATTGAAGGCTGTTCACCATCAGGAACAGTACAAAGAGCCATTTTAGAAATTTTAAAATAACCAGAACTATCATCTGTAAATTGTGCGCCAAATTCTCTTAAGAACTGAGATTCGCTCATTGTAGATTTGGCTTGATTAATTAGATTTTGATCATACAACTGCTCCGGAGCGCAATCGTAAGAAAATTGCATAACGCATCTTTTTGTTTTTTCTTTATTTTTCGGATTATAAATTAGCTGTTCGTATTGTTCATATAATTTATATAAATATTCAAATTTAAAAGATGCTGAAGACAAAGCTATCAATTTATTATTAGGCCATTGATAACGATCTTCTTCTTTCATATCTCCTTGAGCAATTAATTTAGATTCTACTTTATATAAATCTTCTCTTTGTGTTGGGTTTTGGACAACAGAAAGGAAGGGTACAATAACTTCGTTATAAATTCTTTCGGGCATCAAAAGAAACTCATCGATAATAATACGATGAAAACGAAAACCGCGAAGTTTTTCGCCATCACCCAGCGGTAATGCGCGAATTCTACTTCTACCTATTTCCATCACCCATTCGTCGTTGCTTTTAGAAACATGAGTAATGCATTGTTTAAGCAAATAAGCTTCAGGTTTAGCGGCAATATCTTCAATCTTTTTAAATATCATTTTCGACTGACGAAAAGATCTTGATAATATACCTGTTTCTACTCCTTGATTTAAAATCGCATCCAATACAGCATAAATACCAGTTGTGTAGCTTTTGCTCATACCACGGGAATTATGATGAACGATTCCATTACCTATATAACATTCTTCATTATCAACAGTTATATCAATAGAAATAACTTTGCAATTAGTTATAGATTTTATTTTAGAAAAAACTACGTTTTCATTTTTTATATTTTTTATTATTTCTTTAGTTTTATTACTTATGTTTAATAGTTTATCAAATTCGTTTTGAGAATATGATTTACCCCAGTTTCCCCTCTTACCTGTAACTTTTTCAAAAGAACCTTCATTTTTTAAAAGTTTTCCTAAATCTGGCACTAAATTATTTTGATAATTTCGTTTTGCACTTTTTTCAATTATTAAATTTAAATTTTGTTTTTTACGAGGAACAACAAAATCGATAGCTTGTTGAAATAATTTCAAAGATTTATAATTATTAGAAATAACTAAATCATAATATGGTTTATCATAATGCTTTCCTGACTGTCTTAAATAAGATGATATTCCTAAATTATTCAAAAGCATTTTAACTTGCCGCAATAACTGTAAAGATGTATTTTTTAAACCAACTTTATTAGAAGTTTTTGAAATTGATGCGTAGCCATCAGCATCAAATAAACCACCTATTAATGCACATAATTCATTTTTAGACGCTTTTAGAATAGAATCGCAAATTACTTTATTATTAGATTTTTTTGTTATATCCCAACCAATAGATTGAAACCAGCTAGCTAATTCTCTATTAAAAATTGAATATTCATAAAAATTTAAATTATTACTCTTTTGTCTGCTATATAATTTAAAATTATTTTGTTTTATAAAGCTAGAGATTGCATCTAAAATCTCACTATTCTCAGAACAAAAATTTATACCATCTTTATTTATCCAACCATCTCCTAAAACATAACCCATTAAATAAAATAAATAAACAGATCTTTTTACTTTAGAATTAACCGTTATATCATCATCGCCCCACACATCTGTATTAATTTTTATCGGTAAATAATTATTATAAGTAAGATTTTCAATATTGATAAATTCAAAATTATTATTTATATATGTTAAAACTTTATGTCCCTTCTTAGCTTTAAACGAATCTCCAGATTCTAAAATTATCTCTAAACCATCTTCTTCTGGATTAATTTTTTTATTTGAAACTTGATTTAATTTATTTCTAGAACGTACTTTTTCGCCTATTTGAATATCTTTAATTTTTTTAAACCCTCTTTCAGTAAGAACATATTCATTCTCCTCCAAACACCACACGCCTAAGAAATAATCGCTTTCCAACATGCCTTTAATAGCCATATGCTGAAAAGGAAATAGTTTTACCCCTGTTATTAAATCAGTAGCAAAAGTGACATTGTTTCTTAAAAACTGATAAAATAAAAGTTTTGCTTCTCGTTCTTCTATGTATCCAGAAATATTATTCAATTCATCATTACTGATGAATTTCGATTTTCTTTCTGTCTGGTTCCCCGATTCCCAACTCATTATCTAAAAAATATTGTAAATCTACCTGCCAAAGCTTACTACCATGATATAATAATTTTGGTATAATATCTAATGATTTATCACGATCACCAGTAAATATGAATTGAATTCTACGAGCATACTTATGAGATAAATATCTCATATTGTGAAAAACATATTCTAAACTCGTTTTTCGACTAAACTTTTTTTGATTATATTTTATCTTGCCTATATTACTTTCTACAACCACAAACAAATAACCACCCAAATCTATTGCTTTTTGTATTTCTCTTTCGAATCTAGGCAATCCAGAAGATAATGTTCCAAGAAAATCAGACTCTGCTTTTCGGTCAACAAAAGTATAGCTGTATTCTTTTTTGTTTAATAAGTAATCTCCAATAAATAGTTTTTCTGTTTTAATATTTTCAAACTGCAACGGATCTTGTTCTCTTGTATCTACAAGTATTTCAGCATCAGATAAATCAATATCATTAAAATCTTTAGGAATATTTTTATTAAATAAAGGCTCTACGTCAATAAATTGACAAGCCGCATTATAAGAACCAAAATATTTTTTATATATATTAATTGGTGGCAAATCTAAAGTACTCAACTCATTTGAAAAAGGAGCATATTGATAATTTTTTTCTTTTATTCTAGCCTGAAGCATCTCAAGAATCTTCTGTTTAACAATTTCTTGTTTTTCATTTTTTTCCCATAATAAAAATTCTTGAAGATCCAAAAATTCGGTTTGGAAATATTCTTTTTTGCTTTTATAGGGAATTTGCTTTTTATAAAATAAAGAATATCTTGGAAAATACTTACAATAATATTCTGCTTGATAAATTTCATGTTTTTTTAGATGAGCGTGTAAACTTTTGTCGCTATTAAATTCTTCGTTACAGGCTGCACATTTGATCATATAGCATCTTCTTTAGAAATACCTAAAATTCTAGCTTTCCATGAAGACATGTTCTCAAATTTGTCAGCTTCTTCGCGAATTGCTTTCTTTTGCATTTCAGCAATTTGAATCATCATCTTTCTTTCTTGCTCGTCTTGAAAAAGCTCAACAAGATTAATAATCGAAGCATTTTTTTGATGATGCATTTCTACCCTTTTAGCTCTTTCACCATTTAATTTTTGCAATGACTTATCAATGCGTTGAGCGCATTGATTATATTCTTCACTAATTGTTTTTAATATTTCTGTTAAACGAATTGTCAAATCTTTTTGATCTTGCACATCATGAAACATTTCATTAACGGTGTTTTTCTTATTATCAATTTGTTTTAAATTTATATAATCCATGCATACATTAATGTATAAATTAATTTCATCGATTGTTAAATCTGGTTTGTCCCAAGTTGAACGTACGAATTCCGCCTCAAATAAATCTTTATCAGTGGCGCTGCGATAAGTATCATAATTTTGTATAAATCTTGGACTAGAAAGATAAATCAATAATTTCTCCAAACACTTTCTATGCTGAAGACTTAATTTATTTTCATCTATATCTTGCCCACACCATTTATTAACTTTTTTGATAACTGAATTGATACTACGCGGAACAACATATTTTTCATTAACCGCTGATTCATTTTCAACCAAATAAT